TTGGATCAGCGTAAAAAGCACAATGTCAAAAGCATTATATTTTGAAACACTATTAACAGATTATGGAGCATTATATGATAAACTTCCTCTCTCGGCCTTCGTCTGGAAAATGGATCACGGTAACCTTCCTCTTGATGTTTTGCAGCTTTGGGATTGTTTCGATTATGATTTAACAGTAATAGAAAAACCATTATTATCTCGTTGTGAATTTTTTGGAAAAGACGAACAAATGCACGCTGGAGAATATGAGTTTACTATTGACAATGCACATAGAGATAAAAGCATTTTAAATACTAACTTTTCTGAACACGACCCGGAGCATAAATCTTTTAATGTTATTCGACTCGATAATGGACAATTTGCTGCACAACCAAACAATAGAGTTATATGGCGTGATTCAAGCTTAACACCTGCTAATTTAAAACAACCAGATTTTAAAGTTTGTACACAAAATTATGCAGTTGAAGTAGAACCAAAATGGTCAGTTGGTCATACAGATGAATGGCAGTATAAAACCGAAGATGAAATGTAGGGTATATCTCTCCCCTCCAAATTACTTAATTTATTATACCATGAATTTAACGACTTGTACACAAAAAAATGAATAATTTACAAATTATATTTCCACATAAAAAGAAAAAATAAAGATGTACTTTTACGTCTCCCAGTGATATAATACTTATAATAATGAAGGAGCAATTATGCGTCAAAAAAGAAAAAGCATTCATTATGTTAATAATGCCGACTTTTCACAAGCAGTAGTCGACTATGTTAGACATGTTAATGAAGCTAAAGAAAAAAAATATAATAGTATTCCAAAAGTTCCTGATTACATAGCTCAATGTTTTTTGCGCATTGCAGAAGGACTTTCACATAAAGTCAATTTTATTGGATATACGTATCGTGAAGAAATGGTTATGGATGCAGTCGAAAACTGTTTAAAAGCCATTAGTAATTATGATATTGAAGCTGCAACAAGAACTGGCAAACCGAATGCGTTTGCATATTTTACCCAAATTACATGGTATGCTTTTCTTCGAAGAATAGCAAAAGAAAAGAAACAGCAATCAATAAAAACTAAATATATTGCTAATTCTGGTGTAGAAGATTTCATGATTGACGAAAATGGTGATGCAACTTCAGGTTTAGTTGCTGGTGCGTTTGTTGATACTCTTAAAACAAGAATCGAAAGAATTAAACATATTGATAACGAAATCAAAGTCTATAAAAAAGAAGAAGAAAAAAAGGCAAGGAAAAAAAGAACAGTACACGCTGATTCAGATTTGTCGGAGTTTTTACAGTGAAAATTGCTATATTAAATGACACACATTGTGGTATTCGTAATTCATCACAAATATTTTTAGACAATGCAAGTGAATTTTATTCTAATGTATTTTTTCCAGAATGCGAAAGAGCCGGTGTTAAACAGATTATCCATCTTGGAGATTATTATGATAATCGTAAAGTAATTAATATAAAGGCTTTAAATCATAATCGTAAACATTTTTTACAAGAAATGCGTAAACGTGGAATGACTATGGATATAGTTCCTGGCAATCATGATACTTATTTTAAAAATACTAATGACATGAATAGTTTAAAAGAATTACTTGGTCATTTTATGAATGAAGTTAATATTATTATGGAACCAACAGTTATGGAATACGGTTCATTAAAAATAGCTATGCTTCCATGGATATGTCAAGATAATTATGATAAATCATTAGAATTTATTGCTAATTGTAAAGCAGACTGGCTAGCCGCACATTTAGAATTAAATGGTTTTGAAATGATGAGAGGTGTAAAATCTACTCATGGTATGTCACATGATTTATTTCAAAAGTTTGAGTTAGTATTAACCGGACATTATCATTGTCAATCAAGAAAAGATAATATTTGGTATCTTGGTTCACAAATGGAATTTTTTTGGTCAGATGCTCATGACCCTAAATTTTTTACTATCATTGATACTGAAAAAAGATCGTTAAATCGTATTAGAAATTTTCATACTTTATTTGAAAAAATAGTGTACAATGATAAAGAAACAGATTATAATAAGTATGATGTAAAAAAATTAAATAAAAAGTTTGTTAAAGTAGTAGTAGTTGAAAGATCTGATACTTTTGCATTTGATCAATTTATTGATAGAATACAATCGCAGGATATTTACGATCTTAAAATTTCAGAAAACTTTAATGAATTTATTGGCGCGAATGTAGATGATGAAGGGCTTCAAGTTGATGATACTCCTCAATTAATGGATGATTATGTTGATGGTGTTGAAACGGATCTCGATAAAGATAAAATTAAATCTATGATGAGAGATCTAATGACTCAAGCCCAAGCTTTGGAACTTGTATGATTAAATTTACTAAAATAAAATATAAAAACTTTTTATCAACTGGCGATAATTTTACTGAAATAGACCTTACTAGACATAAAACTACATTGATTGTAGGTCAAAATGGTTCAGGAAAATCTACTGTTTTAGACGCTTTATCGTTTGCTCTTTTTGGTAGAGCACACAGAAATATCAGTAAAATGCAGTTGATTAATTCAATTAATGGTAAAAATAGCCATGTTGAAGTTGACTTTAGTGTTGGTAATGCACAATTTAAAGTAGTTCGTGGCGATAAACCATTTAAGTTTGAAATTTATAAAAATGGCGAAATGATTAATCAATCGTCTCATGCAAAAGAATATCAACGTATTTTAGAGCAAAATATTCTTAAATTGAATCATAAATCATTTCATCAAGTAGTGGTACTTGGTTCTTCTAATTTTACACCTTTTATGCAATTAAATCCGTATAAAAGACGTGCAGTTATTGAAGACTTATTAGATATTGGTGTATTTTCACGAATGAATCAAATTCTAAGAGAAGAATCAAGTGTTATAAAAGATGAGCTTAAAGATATAACTTATCAAATTGATATCGTTAAAAATAAAATTGAAACACAAAAAAAGTATATTTCTGATGTATCGTTATTAACAGAAGAAAATAGAAAAAATTATGAATCAAGAGTTTCTTCATCTCAAAAAATTATCGATGATTTACAAACCGAAAATAGTGAAATTAGTATTGGTTTAGATGAATCTGTGTCAGAAGCTGAAAAAGAATTAAAATCTTTACAAGATAAAAAACAAGATTTACTTCTTCGAAGTCAAGATAAACAAACAACTATTCGAGATATTAGTAAAAGAATAAAGTTTTTTAATGAGAATGCTTCGTGTCCAGTATGTGATCAAGCTATTTCTGATGGACATAAACATGAGATTTTAAAATCAACACAAGAAACTCATGATGAAGGAAAAATTGCTCTTAAAGAAATAGGCATTGAGGGTCAAGGTGTAGAATCAAAGATCAAAACACAAACTAGTGTGCTTTCAACACTTCGTGATAAAATGCATAAACTTACTTCTAATTCAAAAGAAATCTCAAAACTTCAAAAAGACATTAGTGAATATCAAAAATTTTTAGAAAAAGATGTTTCAGCCGATTTACAAAAAGCAAATAAAGATCTTTCAGATATTAAAGATGAATTGCAAGGCTATAATGATTCTAAAATAAAAAAGAATGAAGAATATCAATATAAGTTAGCAATTGCAGAAATGTTAAAAGATACTGGTATTAAGACTAAAATTATTAAACAATATTTACCAGTTATGAATCAACTCATAAACAAGTATTTACAGGTTTTAGATTTTTATGTGCATTTTGATCTAGACGAAGAATTTAATGAAACTATTCGTTCAAGACATAGAGATCAATTTGTATATGAATCATTTTCTGAAGGTGAAAAGCAAAGAATCGATTTGGCTTTACTATTTACGTGGAGACAAATTGCAAAAATGAAGAATTCAGTTTCGACTAATTTATTAATGTTAGATGAAACTTTTGATTCTTCACTAGATCACGATGGTGTAGATAATCTAATTAAGATTCTTTATACTCTTGATGAAGATACTAATGTCTTTATCATATCACATAAAGGTGAAATTCTAGATGGTAAATTTGATAATAAAATCGAATTTATTAAAGAAAAGAATTTCTCAAAAATAAAATAGTTATGTACAAACTGTTTAAAACATGTTATAATATACATATTATTTCAAACAATAGA